GAAATTACTTCGATGCTCAAGAGCATGGGCGCCAGCTTTGTCATTGATGAATACAACAATCCTAGTTCAAAAGCCACAGCTGGCCACATTCATGCTGCGGTACCTGGATATGCAGATGGTGGTATAGCAGAAACTCCGCAGTTGGCGTTTGTGGCTGAAAAAGGTCCTGAAGCTATGATCCCGTTGGTAAACGGTGCTATTCCTATCAAAATGGACTTTGGCGGTACAAAACCTACTGCGCCTGAGATGCCATCACCAATGGCATCGTTACCGTCTGAAATGATACAACTGCAAGAAGATCTAAAGCAATTTGTACAAGAAAAGCAAACTCAAGAGTCTAGCACAAAATCAACCGAAGCATCATCGTTTGCTAGTGTTGGAGGAACAGCAATGACTGACATGATAGCAGCCATGAACGAAACCAAAATGCAAAGTATGGAAATGGTTGGATTGTTAAGTGACTTGATTAGAGCACAAAAAGAGCAAAACGATATTAGTGGCAGGATCCTTCAAGCCAGTATGAATTAACGGTAAATAATAACATGGCAGACAAAAACACTCAAGGCTGGAAAAAATATTTCAAAGTAGCTGATTCATCAGGTCAGCTCAGTCCTATCTCTGGACGTTATGCAGATGGTTATCCTAACTACGGCAAAAACAACGGAACAGACAACAAAGCAGACATGGTATTCCGCAACTATGCAAGTCGTTTGCCGGAAGTATACTCAGGTCACCCAAACCGTATTGAACGTTATAATCAGTACGAAAACATGGACATGGACTCTGAGATCAATGCATGCTTGGACATCATTGCAGAGTTCTCAACACAATTAAACGAACAAAACGGCACACCGTTTGAAGTTAACTACAACGATTCACCTACTGATCACGAAGTAGACATTGTTAGAAAACAACTACAACAATGGACCAAACTCAACAAGCTGGATCAACGTGTGTTCAAACTGTTCCGTAATACTATCAAGTACGGAGATCAAGTGTTTGTGCGTGATCCAGAAACATTTGAAATGATGTGGGTTGACATGAGCAAGCTGGCTCGTGTTATTGTTAACGAATCAGAAGGCAAGCGTCCGGAACAGTATGTTATCCGTGACATCAACCCTAACTTCCAAAACATGACTGTGGCAGCAAAGACTACTACAGACTACATGACTAACCCTGTAACAGGGTCAATTTCAGGTGCAGCAAATTATACCATGCCCAACGGCGGCACAGGCGGCGGTGTAGGCAACTCAAGATTTATGCAAGCCATGAACGAAGTTTGTTTGGATGCCAAGCACGTGGTGCATGTGAGCTTGAACGAAGGCTTAGATGTATTTTGGCCTTTTGGCAAAAGCATCTTGGAAAACATCTACAAGGTATTCAAGCAGAAAGAACTGCTAGAAGACGCTATCTTGATCTATCGTGTGCAACGTGCTCCAGAGCGACGAATCTTCAAGATTGACGTGGGTAACATGCCAAGTCACTTGGCTATGCAGTTTGTTGAGCGTGTTAAAAACGAAATGCATCAACGTAGAATCCCTACTGTTACAGGTGGCGGAGCAAACATGATGGATGCCAGTTACAACCCACTCAGTATCAACGAAGACTACTTCTTTCCACAAACAGCAGACGGTCGTGGATCATCAGTTGAAACATTACCAGGTGGCCAGAACCTAGGCGAGATTGACGACTTAAAGTACTTCAACAACAAAATGGCTCGTGGACTGCGTGTGCCATCTAGCTACTTGCCTACAGGTCCAGATGACAGTGCAGCATCGTTTAACGATGGCAAAGTAGGCACAGCCCTTATTCAAGAGTACAGATTTAACCAGTACTGCGAACGTTTACAAGCGTTGATCTGCCAAAAGCTAGATGACGAATTCAAAATGTTCTTGAAGTGGCGCGGCTTTAACATTGACTCTAGCTTGTTTAACATCTGCTTTAATGCACCGCAGAACTTTGCTAGTTACCGTCAAAGCGAGCTAGACAACACACGTATCACTGCTTTCCAAAGCCTGGAACAACTTCCATACATGAGCAAGCGTTTTATGTTGGAGCGCTTCTTGGGTCTTACTGAAGACGAAATCAAGAAGAACGAAGAGATGTGGCGTGAAGAACGTGACAATCCAGAAATGCAACCAACTACTGGACAAGATCTACGTTCAGTGGGTATTACACCAGGCGGTCTCGAAACTGATATTGCCACAGGTGAAGACGTTGCAGGAATGGAAGCTGCTGCCCCTGGTGAAATGCCAGACGTTGGAGCACCTCCAGTAGGCGGCGCCCCAGGCGGAGCTGCACCACCGGCTGTATAAATAACACTATGATCTTAACAGAATTTTGGCAAAAAGAGCCTGATGCATACCAAGACGTTGCAGCAGACAACAGCCAACCTCAAGAAGGCGACCTACGTAAAAGTCGCCTTACCTTGCGTCAACTCAACAAGTTGCGAAAAATGAATGATGTAAGAGCATATGAGTACAAAGAGAAATTAAAGCTGGTTCGTCAGCAATATGCTCCTCCTCCTGCTCCGGTTGCATAATTTTTGCAATTTATCCTCGTTTTGACGTCATAATCCACGTATTTTTCTTTCCATGTGTAAATAAACACATACTTTACCTACAGGAGTTTTTATCTTATGAACCGTTTTGAACAGTTAATTGAATTCGTTATTAATGACGAAGAAGCGAAAGCTAAAGAACTTTTCCACGACATCGTTGTTGAAAAGTCACGCCAAATCTACGAAGACATTATGTCTGAAGAAGAGATTGAAGAAGGCGCAGAAGAAATCGAAGAAGACCTTGGTGGCGACGCCAGTGACGACTTAATCGATGATGTTGAAACAGAAGAAGAGTCTGATATCAACATGGAAGGCGAAGATAACGCAGAATTTGACGACGAAGCTGAAGAAGCTGGCGACGACTTAACAGGCGACTTAGAAGCTGATCACGATGCTGGCGATTTTGGCGGCGACGAAGGTGGCAGCGAAGCAGCTACTAAAGACGACATTCTTAACTTGGAAGACAAGCTCGACCAGTTGATGTCTGAATTTGAAGACCTCATGGGCGGTGACGACATGGGTAACGGCGACGGTTTTGGTCCAGACGAAGGCGGTGACGCTATTGAAATGGACGACACTGAAGAAATGACTGACGGTATGTTTGAAGGCGTTGACCTTAAAGCAGCCCCAAAGCCAGTGACTTCTGAAGAAGGCGGCGTCTACAAGAAGTCTGCTGTAGCTGCAAATGCTGGCGCAAAAGGCCCAATCGGCAATAGCGTTAAGCCAGTACATGCTGGTGGTGAAATGGGCGGTAAGCACGATACTAGTGCATACAGCAACACTACTAAAGACCTTATCGGTGATTTCCAAAACAAAGCTGGTTCTAGCATGAAAGGCCAAAAGCCTGCTACTAAGCCACACCTAGGCCAAGCCACAGGTGTTAACACTAAATCACCAGTTGCTAAGAGCTAATCAGCAATGAAAACTCTAAGAGAACAACTTACCTTTAATCAAGCCAACATCCAGGTGCTCGAGGAATCGCGCCCTGATGGTAGTGGTAAGAATCTCTATCTTAAGGGCATTTGCATTGAAGGCAATAAGCGCAATGCAAATGAACGTATCTATCCATTACATGAAATCAGCAAAGCTGTTAACACAATTAATGAGCAAATCCGTAACGGTAACTCAGTGTTAGGTGAAGTTGACCATCCAGATGATTTAAAGATTAACCTGGATCGTGTGTGCCACAGCGTTGAAAACATGTGGATGGATGGCGAAGCAGGCTGCGGCAAGCTAAAGATCTTACCAACACCAATGGGCGAGTTGATTAAAACTCTCCTACAGTCTGGTGTTAAGTTGGGTGTATCAAGCCGCGGTTCTGGTAACGTTGACGATAGAACAGGACATGTAAGTGACTTTGAAATAGTCACTATCGATGTAGTTGCCCAACCTAGCGCTCCAAACGCTTATCCCAAGGCAATTTATGAAAGTATGATGAATATGCAATACGGTCATAGATTGTTGGAGATAGCAAAAGAAGCTGGGCAAGACAACAAAGTGCAAAAGTATCTCAAGAGTGAAGTTGTGAAACTCATCAGAGAACTTAAAATCTAAGGAGAATCTACTAATGTTAGATGCAATCAAACCATTGTTAGATAGC